ATCTGCATTAGTAAAACTGTTTCGTAAATCTTGTCCAGGCAGTGTAATTTGAGACTCAAATGTTAGCAATTCACTTAATGTTTCGTAATCAGTAAATATATTGTATGTATCTGTTACGCCATAGTCTACCATCGTTAAAGTAGCAGATTTATTTGATGACGGCTCAATACTAAGTACAAGTAAATCTTGCGCTTCTTGATGATACTCACCAAACATATACAAGTCACCGGCATTTACTTCAGTGATTGTTGCACTAGTAGCTAACTTGACTGTAGTATGGTATCCAGTACTCATACCTGTTTTATCAAGTGTGCGTTCTACTGTAGCACCTAATGCAGATCTAAAACGAATAGTATAATTTTTGGTAACGTCAATATATACTTGTTCGTCTAGCACAAATTCCGTGCTGCTAACACGTTGATTAACGCGTCCGCTGCCTGTGCCCCACATAGGTACATCATGCATTACTTTTACACGATCGCCTCGATTACAGACTAGATATTCAATATCTGAATTTAGTCTGTAAACTTCTGGTCGCAGCTTTGCTTGCGCAAAATGCCAACGAGCATGATCTATCACAGAAGATTTTTTAGTAACTCCAGGCAACTGTATACTTTCAAAAAGTTCTGCATTACCTGAATCTTTTCCACTATTGTAAATAATTACTTCTGCTTCTTGATAGTCTTGATCTTCGTCTATGTACGTAACTCGTAAACCATCTGGCATTTTTGCTAAAGCTTTTGTAGATTCAAAACCCCAACTATTGTGTGGAGTAAAGTGTTGCACAATATTTGACTTTGGTTCGTCAATTACCACAGACCATTTGCCGTCTATCATTGCAGGACTTGCTCGCCCAGCGGCACAAATATCTCGCAATACTTCTAGTATACTACGCTGTGATCCAACTATGCTATTAAATTCGAATCCATTTGTAACACAATAATTATGCCAATATTGAATTTGAGTTAAGTTTATCTTACTGGCAACGTCTGCTTCTTTTACTCGTTGTGGGTTAGCTGGATGCTTTAACACATGCAAAAATAAATCTGCAGGATTATTGGTTGCCATTGTGGTCCAGGTTGTACCGTTCCATGAAGGTGCCCATGTTTGAACAATAGCATTAATTCCTTCAATCTGACCATTTAATTGTTCATTGGCTTTGATCTTTAGTGCTGTGCCTGCAAGTGTGCAGTTAATAGGCTCTTTGATTGGCGAACTGTTACGTAAGAAAACAGTTTGTAACAACACTACTTGTCCATATATCTGTGCTTTAGCATATCCATTAGCTTCTTTTGTCCACTCAAGGTCAGCACCAGTTTTTCTACGAACTCGTACCTGAACTTGGTTTAAAGAGTTCAAATTATAGTAAGTTTTATTAACAGTAAAGGCATCTTTTTTAACAGTGCCATCACCTAATGCAAAATCTTGCCAGGTTGTCCAAGGACCAGTTCCGTCTTTGACTTGAATTTCAATGCGTACCCATACAGATTCTTCTTTACCAGCCTCCTTGCCTTCGGAAAAAATTCTGCGTAAACCTTGTGGCAGGTGTAATGAAACTGTAAATTGACTAATAGGAACAATGGCTCCGCTGGAATCATATACAGGCGCACCACTAGATGCGGCTACAAACGGGCCAAAAGTAGCTTCTGTTAACTCAGCGTTATATTGTCCAGGACAAGTTAGTGTACTATTACTAGGAACTACGTCTACATCTTTTCCATAAATAGCAGTAAAGTCAAGTAACTGTTGTGCTGTTGGTGCAATTTTACGATCTAAAGTAACTGGAGGGACTGGTAAAGTGTATTCACTTATGGAAATATTACCAATTTTAAGTGTACTAGCATCAATGTTTAGCGGGCCGTATCCCCACAATAAAAGCATTGACAGATAGCTTTCAGTATCATTCTCATAGGTAAGATAGTTAACGGCGCCAAGCGGAGGAGTTATCTTTACTTTTCCTAAGATTACAGGAATGGCTTCGTAAGGACGCAATTGGTTTGCACCACCGTTAACCATATACTGCTGAATGTTTGTTCCAGGTGTATTAATATCTGGCGGACGGATTGGTGAAATTGCATTAATAAGTGCTCCGCCAACCATCATAACACCAGTTGAAATAGCAGTATAAGCAAGAGGACTGGCTGCAGCAAAAGCAGCTGCAGTTGTTCCTGCAGTTGTAGCTCCCATAGCAATACCTACCTGGGTAGTAAGCCAGGGCGCAGCAGCCACTAACGCTAGTGTAAGTACTAAACGAAGTGTGTTGCCTTTGCCAGGAACAGCACGATATTCAACACGATCTGTGTCTTTTAGTGCGGTTGTAGACCACTTGCTAGAATCTACAACAATGCCATTTACCATGATAGTAATTTTACTGACTAACTCTTCGGCGATCTTATACTCAAACTTAATCCAATTAGCCAGCTTATCAAGAGTTGTACCTGGTAAAATAGGTACAGTAAATCGTTCAGTACGTAGTGGATGTGGTACTACATTTAAAATTGCACTTTTATTTTCACTGTACTTGTAAAACCCTGTGATGCGATTACGCCAACTCACAGAGTCAAAAGATTCGATTGCGCTAGTGTATTTGTCACGCGCATGCAAAAAGTGGGTGTTACTAACAGCAACACCCATATGTGATTCTACACCAAGAATATTAAATAATACAATGCAACCTTCTGTAGGTTCTTCAATCTGTTCCCAGCCTTCTTTGTACTGAGCAAACAGATCTCTCATACGTTCACTATCATCAGCTTCATAATCAGTGCTAAAACTAGGTAGATCAATATTGTACTCTTGTTTGTAAACAAGACGCACTAATCCCCAGCAATCAATGCCGTTTGTATCCCTACCTTTATCTAGGAAAGGTATGCCTATGTATTTATTTTGCCACATTAGAACATTCCTGGAAAATATGCTGGTGTAAACGAGTGCATTGGGAACGGTTCACGTTCGTAATCTATCATTGATAGGTCTGCAGTTACTGAGTCAGCATTGTAAGAAAAATTACTGATATAGAAACCAGCAAAACTAGCTTCTACTGTATCTGGAGTTTTGGATAGTACCAGTTCCATTTTTACACTAGGCGGACCTACAATAGTTCGTACGATAGGTATTACATAACGTGTAACATCACGTAGGATAATTGAACAACGAGGAGCTTGTGCTTCTTCTTCAGTTGGAAGTGAAATTTCCATAGGCAAGAAAATAAAATCTTGGCTACGGCTAGTTACACCATAAACAACTTCGTCTGCAGTTTCACTGATACGTTTTGTAAATCCATCCGACAATCGTGCAACTACTGTGCTTGGATTAATTGGATCATAAATTGTTAACAAGAAAAGCAAGTCGCTGTCTGCTTCTGGCGAAAAAATCGCACGAATTGCATCTGGCGACATTGTAGTTAGTCTGCTCATGGTAGTATCTCTAGTTTTAAGGATATGTTCCAATATCCAGGAGCTAAATATGCTGTTTTAAATAGTTCGCCATCGCCTTGTGGCACTATGCGTGTTTCTACTGTGGTAGCTTTTCTGGGATGTAAGAAGCCAAATCTAGCAGTGCCACGAAGTGTATTTACAATCCATGTTTCTAAGGTACTTACTTGTGCAGTTGTCATAACAAACGAAACTTGCAGTTCGTCGGGCCTGCGTCCACGATACCGTTCTTTGGCAGGACCTGCATCCATAGGAGTCCTTATAATTAAGGCTCCTATAGATTCAGTAAATCCTTTTTGTGGGCTTTGTGGAAGTGTTGCTGGCCATGTGTACGTATATGCCATAATTATCTCCTAATTAACTGAGGCTGTAGTCCAAAAGTTCCACGAATAGCTTTTTGTGAAGCACTACCGTTGCGGGCAATTTCACCAGCTGTCATGTCACCGATCATAACCTCAATCTTACGATTACCACGGCTATCAACAGTTTCACGAGTCTCTGCTTGTGCAGTAGAATAGTTATTAACAACTACATCAACGTTTCCACCGCCACCGCCTGCACGAACTCCCAAGTTACCATTGCTATCACGCTTTAGTGGCATAATAGCTTCAGGACCTGCTTCGCCCATTAGTCCAGTACCTTTAGCAAACTTGAATAGTGTTGGAGAACTTACAATTGAATTAGTAAACATTCCACCTTTGCCAAACTGTGTTAAGCCAGCATCATAAACTCCACCTTTAGCTTGTACTAAAAGATTGTTTCCTACGTTAATGCCGTCAGGACTTGCACCTATCCCAGTAGGATTAGCAAAGATACTAGCAACAAAATTCATTAAACCAGGCCTAGCGGCTGAATATAGTGTCATAGCTTGTTGTTGCATTTCGTAACGAATTAGGCCTTCGATCATGGAATCAATCATGCCTTTGAAATTTAGTTTACCAGTTTTAGTAAACTCAATAACGGCGTCGGCCATGCCTTCAAAGCTTTTCTTAAATATTTCGCCATAAGCAACTTGACGATTTGTTAAACTTTCTGTTAAGGCTTTAGATTTTTCTTGGGCTTCAAATACTTTATTAACACCATCAACTTCAGCTAAATAAGCTTTAGAAGCTGCTTCCGCCTTAGCATTAATAGAAGCAATATCACCTGCGTTCTTAGGGTCAAGTAATTGTTTGGCTAAATCTAGTCGTGTTGCAATCAAATTATTTTGCAATTGCTCAAGTTTAATATCGCGTTGTTTAACACGATTCATTTGCTCAATGGTTATAAGCTGATCTCGATAGTTTTCTGCAGTAATTATACCAAGCTCAGCTTGAGTTTGCAAGATTTCTTTTTGTATACCAACTAAGGCACTATCAGTTTCATTTAAAATTCTATTTAAATTTACTTGAGTTTCTAAGCTTTGACTCATTTGACCCATTGTTTGCAGATTAACTGCTAATAAGTCTTTTCTGGCACGCTCTTGATCTGCCGTGTTTTTTGCTGCATCAAATTGTTGGTTAGATGCGGTGACTTGTTCGTTGGCTGTTTGAACTGCTTTAACTGCTAAATCTGCAACATCTTTGTATTTAACTTTTTGTGCTTCTAGTACTATTAAATTAGAGGTAGCGCTTTGCTTAACACTGTCTAAGCTATTAAGTGCGCGTTTAATTGCGTCTTCTTGTTCAATATATTTATTGATAACTGCTTGTTGATCTTCCAGTGTTTTTGCACTAAACTCAGCTCCACGCAGCTCAGCCTCTTTATTATTAATAATCTCTTTTAAATCATTATCTAATTTCTTTTTAGCTGCTTCAAACCCGCTTTGTAATCCTTTAACTTCAGCCCCAATAGTATTCATAACTTGTTGCTGTCGTAGCTGTGTTGTCTGAGATATAGTGCCTTGTTGTTGTTGCATAGCTCTTAAAGTTTCAGGGCTACGCTCTAGCTTGCCTTCCCTAATATCTCGACTAATATTAGTACTTTGTAAAACTTTAGTCCTGTCTTCAATTTCTTTTAAACGAGGGGCTGCCGCAGTTGTAAGCGCTGCAGCATTACCACGAGATTCACGAATAGCTTCATCTCGTCTAGCTTCTAAAAATTGTTTTTCACTTTGCAGCCTGCCTAGTTCCATCTCTTTAATTAATCTTTGTGTTTCAGTAATTTGCTGAATTTGCAGATCAATTTTTTGATTTTCTAGTTTAGCACCAAGCTTAGCTGTTTCTGCTGTTTGAGGCAGCATATCTAACAAAGCTTTTTGTGAGCCTATAACTGCTTGAGCAATAGAGCGTGTAAATCCGCCTTCAATTAAAGCAAAACCTCTTACAATAGAACTTTCAGCTACACCACCAAACTGTTTGCTAATATCGGACATTTCTTTACGAATACCGCTTAGCCCCGTTTCTGCAGCAGATACTTTTTCTTGTTCTGCACTTATTTTTGCATTTATAGGAGCTTTATTAAGTCGGCTAGCTGCTTGTTCTTTTAGCTTAACAATATTAGCTTCTGAAGATTTTATTTGTGCTTCATACTCTTTTGCTTTATTGATAAGATCTACGTATTGTGCTTTGTTTTGTTCTAATAGTGCTTGAGATTCAGGACTTAGCAATTTCATTTTGCTAATATCACTTAATACATCTTGTAAAGTCGCTAATGTTGCAATAGGGTCTTCAAATGCTTTTTGTAAATTAAAACCTTGAGTAGCTAAATCTTTTCCAAAATTAGATAATGTATCTTTTTGTATTAAACTATTAGAGAGTTCTGTATAGCTGGCTTCTAATCCTTTAAATCCGTCTTTTACGGAAATTAGTGAGCCTGCAGTTTTTGCACCTGCTTTAGCTGCAACGTCAAAAGTACTTGCAATATCTTCGCCTGCTTTAATAACTTTTTTCGAACTTAGACTACTTAAACTTTTGTTTATACTTTCGTCAGTTAGATCTGTTACATCTAATATTGTGCGTAACTTATCTTCTGTTTCTTTCTTAAGCTTGGGATCTGCTATTCCTTTTAGTCCTCCTGCAATTTGCAAAGAAATATTTTTTGCAAATTGAGATTGAAGATCTTGACCAAATATACCTTTTAAGCTATCTACAAATCTATCCCAGCCATTTGCAGCCTTATCTGCAGCATCTAACGCTTTAACAGTACTGTTAATACCGTCGGACAAATTTGTAAATGATGTTGAAAGCGCTATTAAAGCATCAGGGCTTAAACTAGCACGATATCTACTATAAGTATTTGTTAAAGACTTAACATTCTCTGAATTATACTCTAAATTTTGGCTAAACTTTTCTAGTTCTTTACTGTTTGTGCTAAACGCTGCATTTAATCCTTGAAAAATTCCAACGAATACTCCGATTACCATACCGGCAGTACCTAATGCGCTTGCAAAACCCATAAGGCGTGTAGCAGCAGCGGTAGCAGTAGCAGTTACTCCAGTAAATATAGTTCTAACAGTGCCTAATTTTTCAGTTTTTAGACTATCTACCATTTCTACAAAAGCAGATCGAAAGCCTACTAAACTAGCTGTATCAGCAGCTTGGCTTACAATTTTGCTAGTAGAAGCACGGGCGCTTTGAGTATTTGCTGCAGCAACTAATCGTCCTGGAGCACTGAGCTTGCTTAGTGGAGCATTTTCTTCTGCTTTTAATTTTGCTGCAACTACAAGATATTCTTTTTGTTCTAACTTTGCTGCTCGTATAGCGCTTGCAAGCTGTGTATATACATTAGTTTCTGTTTTTAAAGCCCTGCCAGCTTTTTCAATTCGCTGTATTTCTTTTTCAGTAATATCCTGAATAGACTTTGTAGGAGATAAAATATCGGATATATCTTTACGAATACGTCCGCCACTAAGTGCACGAAGTTTTGCTTCTAGTTTATCAATTTTGTCTGACGAAGCATCAGCGGCAGCTTCTTGTTTTGCTAATATATCTGCTCTACGCTTTTCTAAAATCTCTCTGGCTTGTCCGATTTTTTCCCCAGTTAATTTGCTGGACATTTCGGCAGTTTTTCGTAATTCTTCTCTGTAATTAACAATATTAGGAATTGCTTGTTTTACAATCATTGCGCCAAGAGCAGCTATACCAGCAGTTAAAGCTGCAGGACTAGCACTTAGTATAGATACCAAAGGCCCTAGAGCTTTGTTTAGTACTTCTAGGACAGTTTGTGCTATATTTTTTAACGAAGCTAAAAGTTTGTCATAAGGATTAGTAGGTATATCTATTTCATTGAATTTGTCAATACCTTCTTTTAATACTGCATTAGCAAATGCTTGACGTTTTTCAAAGTCTGTTAAGCTATCTACACTTTTACCTACACTACGTGCGTAGTCTTCACTGGCCTTACCTACTTTTGTAAATAATCCCAATTCGTCTAATAATTCAGGTTCTAGTTTTGTAATACCGCGAGTTAAACGACTAACAGCGTCTGACATATTAACACCAAGAGCTTGTGAAGCTTTTTTGGCTACATCACCTAATTGTAAAAACTGCTTCTGAGTCATGCCGCTACTAATCGCTTTAGCAGTAGCTTCCATTGATTCGCGTAAACTAATTGCTCCACCACTGGCTTCTGTAAATCGCTTTGCTAATCCGCCCATTGCAACACCACTTGCTGCACCTAACTGGTCTAATCCTTTGACCATGTTAGTGGTATCCATAGCATTACTTAAAGCACTAAAAGCCGCACTTACAGCAAATACATTGGCTGCATAA